AAATTAAGCATCCTTTATAGGGTGCTTTTTTTTTACAATATAATTTCTACAAATTAGGTAATTATTTACGTTATATAGTTGATGATTATATTAACCACAAGTGCAACTGCACAATCGTTATCAGTAATACCAAGAGATTACTTAACAGATTTTATTATGTCTATACGTGATGATAGTACAAACGTAGTAAAAACCTATGAAATTAATGGTGCTACACAAGTAGGTAATTATTTAACATTTACAAATATATTTAACCCTATATTAGTAGAAAATCATTTTTACGATGTAACATTAGAAACTGCAAATAGTTTTTGGAATACAAATGTTAAGTTATGGGAAAACGATACAACGTTTTGGAATGTAGATGATGCAAGTGATGGAATTATTTATAAGGATAGAATCTTTTGTACTGATCAAGATATAGACCAAAATAATAATGACTATTATAACTTAAATAAAGGGCAATATACAACCTACAATGGTTATAATAATACTTATATAGTAATATGAAAAGACAAAGAAATAGTAAAGGACAATTTACAAAAGCATCAAAGGTTTCAGAATTTGGCTTTGTTAATTTAAGTACTTACACAAGTCCAGAAATTAAAGAAGTTAATGGTGAAGATTGGATAGAATACGGTGCAGATAACAATTATTTTCAATACTTAATAGATAGATACAATGGTTCACCTACTAATAATGCTGCTATTAATGGCATTAGTCAAGCTATATATGGAAAAGGACTAAACGCTACTGATAGCAACAGAAAACCTAATGAGTACGCACAAATGATTGCATTGTTTAAAAAAGATGTAGTTAGAAAAGTATGTTACGATTTAAAACTAATGGGTAATGCTGCAATACAAGTAATTTATTCTAAAGATAGAAGTAAAATTGTTCAGTTAGAGCATATGCCTATTGAAACATTACGTGCTGAAAAATGTGATGAAAATGGTGAAATACCAGCATACTTTTATTTTGATGATTGGGCAAATATTAAACGTACTGATGAACCTTTAAGAATACCAGCTTTTGGAATGTCTAAAGAGGGTATAGAAATTTACTACATAAAACCATATAAAAGTGGTTTCTATTATTACAGTCCAGTAGATTATCAAGGTGGTTTGCAATATGCAGAATTAGAAGAAGAAGTATCAAATTACCATTTAAACAATATTATGAATGGGTTAGCACCATCAATGTTAATTAACTTTAACAATGGTACACCTAACCAACAAGAACGTAAATTAATAGAAAATAAAATTGCTCAAAAGTTTAGTGGTACATCAAACGCAGGTAAGTTTATTTTAGCTTTTAATGACAACAAAGAATCACAAGCAGAAATAACACCAGTACAATTAAGTGATGCACATAACCAATACCAGTTTTTAAGTGAGGAAAGCACACAAAAAATAATGGTAGCACATCGTATTGTATCACCTATGCTATTAGGTATAAAAGATGGTAGCGGTTTAGGTAACAATGCAGAAGAAATAAAGACTGCATCTCTTTTAATGGATAACACCGTTATAAGACCGTTTCAAGAACTTTTAATTGATTGCTTTGACCAAATATTAGCATACAATGAAATTAGCTTAAACCTATACTTTACAACCTTACAACCACTTGAATTTACAGATGTAGATAAGTCAGTACAAGATGCAGATACTATTGAAGAAGAAACTGGAGTTGAAAAAAGAAAATTTAGCCTAAAGCAAATTGATGGCAAACAAGCATACGAAACCAAAGAAGAAGCAATAAAGGTAGCTGAAGAAATGGGTTGTGGTGGTTATCACGAACACGAAGTTGAGGGTGTAGTTTACTATATGCCTTGCGAAACACACCAAGAATTAAAAGCACCTTGTTGGGATGGTTACGAACAATATGGTACAAAAATAAAAGATGGTAAGGAAGTACCTAATTGTGTTAAAATGTCTAAAGAAAAAACAGAATTAGATAATTTTATTGATGAATTTGGTGAAGATGAAGATTTAGAAAATTGGACTTTAATTGATGAACGCAAAGTTGATTATGATGATGAAGAAGCATTAGATTATCAAATTAATGAACTAAACAAAAAAAAAGAAAAAAGCACATTAGCTAAAATATGGGAATTTGTATCTACTGGAACTGCAAGACCAAATGCAAAAAGTGAACAAGATGAAGTTGTAGGTGCTGCTGCTTTTAAAGTAAGATACCAATATGCACCATTACAAGATACCTTTGATAAGGGTAAAAATGTATCAAGAGATTTTTGTAAAACAATGGTACAAGCAAAAAAAATATATAGAAAAGAAGATATAGAACAAATGGGTGATAGAGCAGTTAATCCAGGTTGGGGTGCAAGGGGTGCTGATACTTATTCTATATGGTTACATAAAGGGGGAAAAACTAATTTATATAAAGGTGGTGGTGCTTGTCATCATTTTTGGATGCGTAAAACTTATATGTATACAATAGATAGTAAAAGAATTGATATTGATAGTCCATTAGCACCTACAATTAGTGTAAACAAGGCAATAGCTGCTGGGTTTAAACCAGAAAAAAACGATTCATTGGTAGCAAAAAGACCAATAGATATGCCCAACGAGGGGTTTTTACCAAGTAATAAAAGAAGATAGATGGCTACAACTTTATTTATAAATAGAACAGATTTAATCCGTAATTCAATTATGGATGGTAATGTTGATACTGATCGTTTTATACAGTTTATTAAGATTGCACAAGAAATAGATGTGCAGCAAATAATGGGAACTAAAATGTACGATGGTTTAACTACTGCAATACCTAATATTGATTTACCAGCTAATGCACGATGGAAAACAGTTTTAGATGATTATATAGCACCTATGTTAATATGGTATGCACAATCTAACTATATGCCTTTTGCAGCATATCAAATAAAAAATGGTGGTGTATTTAAGCATACATCAGAAAATGCACAATCAGTTGATAAAAACGAAATAGATTTTTTAGTAGAAAAAGCAAGAACAAACGCAGAATGGTATAGTAGAAGATTTATTGACTTTATGAGTTTTAACCAAACAACATACCCAGAATATACAAGTAATGTAAATGATGATTTATACCCAAGTAATGATGCAACTTTTAATGGGTGGGTATTATGATTTATAAACCGAAAAAAGCAAACATAGAAAAACTAAAAACCTTTTTAAAAAGGGTTAAAATAAAAAACAAAAAATAGTATGGCAACTTTATTTAATACTAAAATATCTGATACTTACGAGGGGTTAATAAAAACATCTGATAATGGTGTAATAGGTGCAGTAGAAAAAAACCTAACAGATGGTTTAGGCAACGCATCAACTTTAAGTATAGGTACATCATCAGCAAGTTTTACTGGAACATTAGATTTAACAAATGCAACCGTAGTTGGGTTACCAACTGATGCAGTAGATAGTGTAAACGGACAAACTGGTGTTGTTGTGCTTGATACAGATAATATTACAGAGGGTGCAACAAATTTGTACTACACCGATGCAAGAGTTGATGCAAACAGTAATGTTGTAGCTAATACTGCAAAGGTTGGTATTACACCAACACAAGCAAATGAAATATCTGCTAATACATTAAAGGTAGGAATAACCACACAACAAGCAACTGATATAACAAATAACAACGCTAAAATATCTTTTGATAGTGCTTCAAGTACAAAGTTAAATGGTATTGAAGCTGGTGCAGAAGTTAATACAGTAGATAGCGTAAATGGTTTAACTGGTGCAGTTTCTTTAGGATTGCTTGAATTAGATGATGTAGGTGCAGATGGATCAAATGGTCAAGTATTAACAACTAATGGAAGTGGTGGTTTTACTTTTACTACTGTTGCTGCTGGTGGTGCAGTTGATTCAGTTAATGGACAAACTGGTACAGTTGTTCTTGATACTGATAATATAAGCGAGGGTACAACTAATTTATACTATACCGATGCAAGAGTTACTGCAAATAGTAGTGTTGCAGCAAATACTGCTAAAGTAGGTATTACATCACAACAAGCAACGGACATTACTAATAACAACGCTAAAGTTGGAATTACTACAAGTCAAGCAAACGAAATAGCAGCGAACACGCTTAAAGTTGGTATTACTACACAACAAGCAAGTGATATTACTGTAAACAATTCAAAGGTTTCAATGGTACTTGGTACAACTGCTGGTACTGCTTTAGAGGGTAACACAAGTTTATTACAATTAGGTACTACATCAACAACTGCATTAGCAGGAAATACAACAACTATAACATCACAACAAGCATCAGACATTACAACTAACAATTCAAAGGTAGGGATTACTTTTAATGAAAGGTTAGCTATTGTTGATAATAGTGCAAAGATTTCATTTGATAGTGCTTCATCAACAAAACTTGCTGGAATTGAAACAGGTGCAGAAGTAAATACTATTGATAGTATTACAAGTGGTGAACCAAGTGGTTCAGACCAAGTTATAAATGTAGTTAGTTTAACACAAGCAGAATATGATGCTGGTACACCAGTAGCAACAACTTTTTATATAATAACTTAATATGGCAATAAAGTTAGGGAGTACAGATATAAGTAAATTATATTTAGGTAGTACAGAAGTTACTAAAGCATATTTAGGGAGTACGCAAGTATATCCAGTAGCAACTGTAAACCCATTTGAATTTCGTGTTACAATACCAAGTAATGGTTATTCTTTGTCATTACCATATAATGGAATAGGTACATATAGTGGTACTATTGATTTTGGTGATGGTAGTGCATCTGTAACAAATAGTTTTGCAAATAGATCACATACTTATGCAACTGCTGGTGATTATAATATAAAAATTGATGGTGAATGTTCAAGGTTTCAATACCAATCACACCCAGATAGATTATTAGTAAAAGAAATTTTATCTTGGGGTATTTATAGTTTTGATATAATAAACTTTAATGGTTGTAAAAATTTAATTGGTGGTGCAAATTGTTTAGATGTTATAAACTTAAATACAACATCTATAACCCAAATGTTTTATGATTGTGAAAATATGGTATCAATACAATTTATGGAAGATTGGGATGTAAGTGCTATTACTAATTTCTTTGGAATGTTTTATGATAACAATTTATTTAATCAAGATTTAACTGGATGGTATACATCAAGTGCAACAAATATAGCTGATTTATTTAGAAATGCTGCTATATATAACCAACCAGTAAATAGTTTTGATGTTAGTAATGCAACAAGTTTAAGACAAACTTTTGCAGCAGCATCAAATTTTAATCAATCGTTATCTTCTTGGGATGTTTCAAATGTTACAGATATGCAAAGTACTTTTTACTCATCAGATTTTAACCAACCTATTAATAATTGGGATGTTAGTGGTGTTGCTAATATGTTTTTTACTTTTTATAATACACCTTTTAACCAACCATTAAATAACTGGAATACATCAAGTGTAACTACTATGCGTAGAATGTTTAGTTCTAATACAGTTTTTAATCAAGATATAAGTTCTTGGGATGTTTCAAATGTAAGTAATATGGAACAAATGTTTAGAACATCTACTGCTTTTAACCAAGATTTAAGTGCTTGGGATTTATCTTCTGTTACTGATATGTCTAATTTTATGACTAACAAATCTGATGCAAATTTTAGTGCTGCAAATTGTGATGCTATTTTTGAAGCGTGTGTTAATGGTGGACAATCAAATGTTACTTTAGGAATGGGAACTATTAAATATTCAAGTGCTGGTGCAACTGATAGAGCAACACTTATCAGTAGAGGTTGGACAATAACAGATGGTGGACAAGTTTAAAATATATATATGATAAATTCAATAAAATTTCCAACGCAAACAAAATGGTTTATAACTTACACAGATAAAGATGTAATTGTATCTTATGGTGAAGTAACACCAGAACAAGAAATGGAAACTGGGCAACCTATTATGACTGTTTACGATAACGAAGAAGAATGGATAGAGGTTTTAATTGAAAATGGTATTGATCCATACCCAGAAGAAATAAGTATTTAATTTGTATATTTACATATAATTTAAAAAATATATAAAATGTCAAAAATCACAAAAGAAGAATTAACATTATTACAAGAACAAGACCAAAGAAAAAGAGCAATTTTAAATGATATGGGTTTATTGCAAACACAAATACATACATTAAGTCATTTATTTGCTCAACACAATCAAGAAATTGAAGATAATAAAAAAGTACTTGAAGATAAATATGGTGAAGTAAATATTGAATTATCTGATGGTAGTATTAAACCAGTAGAAGATGGAAAAAATTAGTGAACATATAAGCTATAAAGAAGCAACATATTCAAATACTGCAAATAGATTAGGTATTGAAAACGAACCTAATGATAAGCAACTTAAATGTATGCAAACAGTTGCAGAAAAAGTTTTTGAACCATTAAGGGAATGGGTGGGTTGCCCTATAAAAGTAAATAGTTTTTTTAGATCAAAAGAATTAAATACTGCAATTAAAGGTAGTGCAACAAGTAGTCATTTAAAAGGTCAAGCAATAGACATTACAAGTATGACTTGTGAAAAAGAAAATTGCAAAACAAATTTAGATATGTTTCATTACATAAAAGATAATTTAGACTTTGACCAACTTATATGGGAGTATGGTACAATACCAAAATGGTTGCACGTTTCTTATGTATCTAAAAAGAAAAATAGAAAACAAGTTTTGGTTATTAAAAGACCAAACAAATATTATACTTATAAAGATTAATTATGAAAGTAGGTAAATACGAATTTGATTCTTTAGAAGCATACGAAGATGCAATAGCAGATATTGATGTTATAAAAAATAGGGTTGTTAATTTAGGTTTTATTGATGAAAAATATAGGGTAGATGTTTTATGGGATGGTGAAGAATCACACCCTACTAAATGGCTACCTTTTGCTATTGATATTGATAACGAGGGGGTACATTATTTTCACGAATACCCATATTTAGAAAACAAATTTTAAAAACAAATGATAACAGATTTTAAAACATTACTTATAAATATTGGAGCGTTTGGTATTTCAATGACAAATATAGATATAGCATTAAAAATTATACTTGTACTTGTAACAATAGGTTATACAGTACAAAAGTGGTATTTACTTAATAAAAAGAAGTAATGCCAAAAAAAAAGTTTAAAGATACAAGAGTAGGTAAGTTTTTGGTGAAAGCTGCACCCAACATTTTAGGGGTTGCAAGTGAATTATTACCAGATGCTGGGGTACTTGGTATGGTTAAACAACTTATTTCAAATGATAGTGAATTACCTACTAAAGACAAAGAAGAAGCATTAAAACTTATTGAACTTGATATTGTAGAAGCACAAGAGGTTAGTAAACGTTGGTCTGCTGATATGGCTTCAGATAGTTATTTAAGTAAGAACACAAGACCAATGACTTTGATATTCCTTACTGTATCTATGATACTTTTAATTGTACTTGATTCTTTAAATATTGATTTTGGTGTAAATACTGAATGGATAGAACTACTTAAAAGCCTTTTAATAACAGTTTATGTTGCTTACTTTGGATCAAGGGGTGTAGAAAAATTTAAATACATATCCCAAAAAAAATAGAATATATTGCCAAAATCATTACATTTTTATTAATTATATATTTCTTTAGATATATATTTATATTTCTTTATATTTGTTATAGAATATATTTTGGTATTTATTTTTAGATATAT